GTGGTGAATACTTCGCAGCCGGTGTCGGTGGTGCAATAACAGGACGAGGCGCTGACTTTTTAATAATTGACGATCCTCATACTGAACAAAACGTAATGTCAGAGAATGCTATGGATAAAACTTATGACTGGTATGTCTCTGGTCCTAGACAGCGTTTACAACCAGGTGGAGCAATTGTGGTTGTTATGACAAGATGGGCAACGAATGATTTAACAGGACAACTTTTAAAAGCTCAAGTAAATGAAAAAGCAGACAATTGGGAAGTAATACAATTTCCAGCGATCTTGGACAGCGGACAACCTGTATGGCCAGAGTATTGGCGTATTGAAGAATTAGAATCTGTTAAAGCCTCTATACCTCCTCAAAGATGGAATGCACAGTACATGCAAAATCCAACAGCAGAAGAGGGTGCATTAATTAAACGTGAATGGTGGATTCCTTGGAAAGGACCGATACCTGCTTTACAGTATATTATTCAAAGTTATGATACTGCATTTACAAAAAAAGAAACTTCCGATTATTCAGCAATTACAACTTGGGGAATATTTAAACCACATGACGATTCTCCTCCGTGTTTAATTTTATTAGATGCACTAAGAGGACGATATGAATTTCCAGAATTAAAATCTATGGCATTAGAACAATATAACTATTGGAAACCTGAGACCGTGGTTATTGAAGCAAAAGCATCTGGTATGCCATTAATACAAGAGTTACGTAGAATGGGTATTCCAGTTATAGATTTTGTACCCGGAAGAGGCAGAGATAAACATTCTAGAGTAAATGCTTGTTCACCAATCTTTGCATCAGGCATGGTATACTATCCTGACGGTAAACAGTTTGCTTTAGAAGTTATTGAAGAATGTGCTTCTTTTCCAAATGGAGATCATGATGACCTAGTCGACAGCACTACTCAAGCTGTGTTAAGATATCGAGAAGGTAATTTTATAAGTGCTCAACATGATTACGCAGAAGAGCCTCAACCAAGATTACCAATGGAGTATCAGTATTATGGGTAGAGGAACTTGTTGGAAAGGTTTTGAACAAAAGGGCATGAAGAAAAAAGGAAATAGACTTGTACCTAATTGTGTAAAAGTCGGAAAGAGATCAAAGAAAAAATGAGCGGAAAAAAAATAAAAAAAGAATTAGACAAACTACCTCAATATACAGTACTAGAGCCTATCGGTACCGTGGGTAAATATAATGTAAATGTAGGTGTTGGATTCGACTCGTCTATAGAAAAGAAAAAACCAGAAGCAATTATAGGAGCAAGTCGTAGTGACAGTAATGACACAAGCTATCTGTATGGCAGTGTTGGTCAAAAAGGAATTAATCAAGTTGGTATTGGTAAAAACTTTAATAAAAATCAAGGAGACATCAGTGCAGGTGTTTCAAAGGAAGGATTTGGTATTAGAGGAACGTTAAAGTTTCAAGCTGGTGGTAAAGTTGATAAAAAAACAAAACCTAAAAAAAAATTAAAAGATCCTTATTTAGAACGTAATGAATTAAAACCAGGATTCTATGATCAACCAAGTAAACCTCCAGTTACACCTAGTACGTACTATGGAACAGCGAGTGGTAAAACAAGTTTTGAATCACCAATTGTAGATCCAGATACTTCAATGATGCAAAGTACCAATTTAAAAGATGGTGGTATGACTAACCCAAAATCTTTTGAAAGAAAATCTTTAGAAAAAAAAGGTTACAATGACATGATGAAGAACATGAAAGATAAAGAAGTAAATGAATTGTACGATAGTGTTATGGGTACGTTTACAAAAAGATTTTCTGAAGGTGGAATAGTTAAAGGTAATGGTAAAGTATTAAAGGATAGAATTAAAAAAACCAAGTATTACTAAAATGGCTGTTCAAGATTTTAAAGATCCTGACACAACCGTCAATGAGTTTTCTAATAACTTAAGTGCTGAAGAATTAGCAAAGAGTAGACAACAACTTTTATCTGGCATATCGTCATTAGGCTACGATCTCGCGCCCGTGACTGGTGAGTTTAGATCCTTACAATACGCACAAGATGAATCAAGGAATCTTGTATCTAATGTTTTATCTGAGAATCCTGATAAATTAAAAATGGTTGCTCAAGGTTTAGGAGTGGGGCTAGGTATACTAGGAGCAATTCCAATCGTGGGCTATGGAACACGGATCACGAACCGTGGTTTACAAAAACTGTATGAAACTTTCGGTCCAGGATCCAAGACTGATGAAGTCGTTAAATCTTCTTCACCAACCGATACTACTGTTACGACAAGTCCTGCTTCTAATCAAGTTAGCGCTACAGTGCATGAAGGTTTGTTGGAAAGAAATGCTGTATTCAGAGCATTTGTGAATAACTTACCAGAATACAGACAAACAACCTTTGCTGACAATATTAGAGAGTTTGAAAATTTAAGTAATGAACAAAGAGCATTACTTAATGAAACACAACTCAGAGAAGGACTAGAACCAATAAAATTAAAAGTAGAGAAAGAAGCGCAAAAAGAATATTTACAAGTTCAAAAAGAAAAAGAAAAACAAATTTTAAAATACGAATTAGCTGTTACAAAACCAAATAAAGGCACAGCAATGACCACGGTCAACGAACCATTTACCTTTGGTCAAGGCACATTAAAAAATTTAGGACAAAAACAAAAACATGTCAGAGAGTTTATCGGATCTGAAAGTTATGATGTAATTGCAAGATCAGGAATGGAACGTGCAACTGCAGATCAATGGATAGGATTTCTAAGAAACGCAAGGCAAAAGGGAGTTAAACCTGAAGAATTAGCAGATGCAGGATTATTAAGTTTTAATAATAAGGGTGAACCTATTAGTGGTGAATTATTTCAAATAGCCAAAACAAGTCCAAAAGCAATTCTTACAAAACAAGAACTATTAGCATCTATTGAAACAAATCCAGCTTTCAATATGAAAGTAAAAGATTATGAGTCCTCTGTAAAATTAGATGAATTACTTGATATAAGACAAAGCCAACAACCTTTAGTAGAAGATGTGGAAAAAATATTATTAGAAAAAGCTTTTAATACAAATCCAGCTAATAGAGAAATTTTTCAAAAAATAAGAACAGATTTAGATGATGCTGAGAATTTACTTGATACAATGGCAGGAGAATTAAGAGGAGTTAAAACTGAAACATTCTCAAAGTTAATAAATTCATTTGATCAACTTCTACTGGATTTACCACAAAACCAAGCATTGACTGTTCGATCTTTAAAAGAATATTATCAAAAAATTAATGCATTAAATAATAATGCAATTAAAATTGAAAAACTAGTTCCAAGTCCAAGACACTCCAGTAAACCTTTAGGAGGAAGTGACTATAGAGAAAAAGTAATTTATTATGATAATCCAATACCTGAAAACTCAAGTTCAAAAAGAACATACAGCGCACATTTTTATGATCCTAATGCTGTAGCGTTTACACGGTATGATGTTCGTGGTGTAGACTCATACGGAGATACTTTTTTCTTGTTTGAACTACAATCAGACCCACATCAAAACATAAGTAAAGGTTTTAAAAGAGTAAATGATGAAGCTAGGGATTTAATAGAAAAAAACCAACCTGTTGGTTTAACTTCTGATCAGATGGTAAGAAATAATCCTTTTGCTAATAAAATATCTACACAAATTTCAAAAAGAGAAAAACAAGAAATAATTGATAAAATGAAAAAATATACTGATGCTGCTTCGATTAAACCATTGAATGATGTTGAAATGAAAGATCTAACTAATTTAAGACAACAACTAATTACAAAAGATTTTAAAGCTCCCGAACCTAGTATACAAAAGAAAATGGATAAATATTACGGAGGGGATAGAGTTTTTAGACCTGATGTTAAATCTTATGATTATTTTCCTATGGGTAGAGAAGAAACCTGGGTTAGATTAAGTTTAAAAAGTATGGTTAACTCTGCACAGCGAGAAGGTAAACGTTATGTAGCGCTCGCTCCAGCAGAATTTTTTCAACTAAGTCAAAACAACAAATTTAAAATAGAACAATTTTATGGTTTAGGATCTGGAGATCTTATGCCTTACTTTTCAAAAAACCCTAAAGTTGCAAATGATAAAATTGTTTTTAAAGGCGGACCTGAAGGCATAGGTAAATACAGAGAAAATACTGCAATTAAAAAAGGAGCGGATAGACAAGGAGATGAATTTTATCCCGGTAAATTATCAGGGACAGCTGTCCTACCAAAAGCTGCTCAAGATATAGTAAAAGAAATGGGAGGTAATTTAGCTGTAAAAAAAGTGTTTTTAACCGACCCTACAAAACCTTATAAAATATTAAGTAAAAGAAGAGCAGAAGAAAAAATGAGACCTGTTCAAGCTTTTAAAAGTAAGTTGTACAGAGACAATTTCCTTAAAAAATATGGTGGTGAAAAATATGATGTAGTCGACGAGAATGATCCTATCAATTATGTTGAAAGTATAGTAATAGATACACAAGGTATGAAAAAAACGCCAAGCAAAGGATATAAACTAGGAGGATTGGTAGAAGTCAAGAGAGAGTTCTTCGCACCATTAATTTAATGTTTGATAAATTTATAACGGATTATATTAAAAAAGGAACTAGTGCTGAGGCAACTATTCAAGATCAATTAAATCAAGCACAAGAAACTAGTCAGGGTTTAGAGGGTCAAAAGAAAAAATATGGTGTAGGTTTAAAATCAGGTGGTATAGTCTCTAAAGGTCAAAAATTAGCAAGAATAAAATTAACAAAAATATTTTAAAATGGCAGAAGAAGATATTCAAATTGAAGAAACCGTTGGCACGGCTCCTGAAGCAGTAACCACGGTTATTGATGAAGAAGATAATCTTATCGCTGGTGAGCCCTTACCCGAAGAAGGAGAGCAAGAAAATTTTTACGCAAACCTTGCAGAGAAAATAGATGAACAAGAATTAAAAAAAATAGGTGCTCAGTTAGTTACAGAAGTTAATTATGATAGAACATCAAGAGAAGATTGGGTTCAAGGTTATGTAAAAGGTTTAGATCTTTTAGGGTTTAAGTATCAATCTCTGACAAGACCATTTATTGGAGCATCAGGAGTAACACATCCACTTCTTGCAGAATCAGTTACACAGTTTCAAGCGCAAGCAATTAAAGAATTATTACCAAGCTCAGGTCCTGTAAGAACAGAGGTGATTGGAGCAGAGACAGAAGAAAAAATACAACAAGCTCAAAGAGTCAAAGATTTTATGAACTACATGTTGATGGATAAAATGGAAGAATATACTCCAGACTTTGATCAAATGTTATTTTATCTACCATTAGCAGGATCAGCTTTTAAAAAAGTGTATTACGATGAATTAATGCAAAGAGCAGTTTCTAAATTTATACCAGCAGAAGATTTAGTAGTTCCTTATAATGCAACAGATCTTCAAGATGCTCAACGTATTACACAAGTAGTTAAAATGAATTTGAATGAATTAAAAAAAATGCAAATTACGGGAATGTATTTAGATATTGATTTACCAAAACCTTATTATTCTCAAAACGACGCGAAAGATAAGGTTAATGAATTAGAAGGTATATCACCAACTCCTGAAACAGCCGAAGATATGTACAATATTATTGAAGTACATACTTTTTTAGATTTACCAGGTTATGAAGAAGAGGGTAATATTAAAGTTCCTTACATTGTAACAATTGACGAAGATTCACAACAAGTATTATCTATTTATAGAAATTATAATCCAGATGATCCAATTAAAAAAAGAAAAAATTATTTTGTTCACTTTAAATTTTTACCAGGTTTAGGTTTTTACGGTTTTGGTTTAATTCATATGATAGGTGGTTTATCCAGAACTGCTACCTCAGCCTTAAGACAATTACTTGATGCAGGAACATTATCAAATTTACCTGCTGGATTTAAATCTAGAGGAATGAGAATAAGAGATGATTCTGAACCATTACAACCAGGTGAATTTAGAGATGTAGATGCTCCTGGTGGAAACATTAAGGATCAGTTTCAATTACTTCCGTTTAAAGAACCAAGTGCAACATTATTTAATTTATTAAATTATTGCGTTGAGTCTGGAAAAAGATTTGCTTCAATTGCTGATATGCAAGTTGGAGATATGAGCCAACAATCACCTGTTGGTACAACTATGGCATTATTAGAACGTGGATCAAAAGTGATGTCCGCGATTCATAAACGATGTTACTATGCAATGAAACAAGAATTTAAAATTCTTGCACAAGTGTTTGCAGATTATTTACCACCAGAATATCCTTACGATGTGTACGGCGGTGAGAGAACAATTAAAGCTCAAGACTTTGATAAAAAAGTAGATGTTATACCAGTAGCAGATCCTGATATATTTTCTATGACACAACGAATTCAAGTTGCTCAAGCTGAATTACAATTAGCACAAACAAATCCACAAATGCATAATATTCATGAAGCATACAGGCGCATGTACGAGGCACTTGGAGTTAAAAATATTAATGGAATTTTAAAACCACCACCAGAGCCACCACGACCATT